ATGGCCCGTCTTACCTTTCAAGCAACTAAGCAGAGCATGATAGAAGAGGCAGATGAAGAGGCTACTGTCGAACACCTACCCGATTCAAACATTGTAAAAGTAACCTTCGGAAAACTACAATGATCAAAGAAAACTGGACCCTTAACAACTATCAGATGCAGGCTCGTGAGTTTGCCATCTATCCCGAAGACATGAAGATCACCTACCCTACGCTAGGTCTAGCTGGCGAGGCGGGTGAGGTGGCAGACAAGGTGAAGAAGGTTTATCGCGACGGACGCGACGACTCACTGTTCAAGGGCGAGATAGCGAAAGAAATAGGTGACGTCCTTTGGTATTGCGCCGCCCTAGCAGATGATCTAGGCTTTTCTTTGCAGCAGATTGCAGAGATGAACATGTATAAGTTGAAGTCTCGCAAAGTCACTGGTAAGCTACAAGGCGACGGAGACAACAGATGAGACATGAGGAATTTATGAAGAAGGCTGCTATGGAATCCCTACAGAGAGATGCGTTTAAGCCCGACGAAGAGAAGCTTTTAGACACGTACTACAATCAGCAGATAGACCTGTTTGGTAAGTCTAAAGCAGACATGGTGAATTCACCGCCGCACTACAATCAAGCAGGGATTGAGTGTATAGACGCTATCCGCGCTGCAACAGACGACGGATACGGACATTACCTGCAAGGCAACATCATTAAGTACCTGTGGCGCTATCGATACAAGAACGGTGTCGAAGATTTAGAAAAAGCGAGATGGTACTTAGACAAACTTATTGAGGAGACGACTGATGAATAATATGTTACCCACCCCCTATCAACAGTTTATACACAAGTCCCGCTATGCGCGTTGGATCGATGAAGAAGATCGGCGTGAGAATTGGGATGAGACTGTCGAACGCTACTTGAAGTTTATGATCTATCAAGTAAAGGGCAAGCATCGGTTTGACATGTCGGCGGACGACATAACAGACATTCGTGACGCAATCATAAGCCAAGAAATTATGCCGTCTATGCGGGGTATGATGACTGCTGGTCCGGCTCTCGCAAGGGATAATATCTGCGGGTACAACTGTAGTTACATCCCTGTGGATAGCCCTCGTTCGTTCGATGAGTGCATGTACATTCTTATGTGTGGCACGGGTGTAGGCTTCTCTGTGGAGCGAGAGAACGTGGACAAGCTTCCTGTAATCAGTGACGCTATGCACGAGACAGACACAGTGATTAAGGTGGGAGACTCCAAGCCGGGATGGGCCAAGTCTTTGCGGGAACTTATCGCACTGCTTTACGCTGGTCAGATTCCGCAGTGGGACTTGTCTGCTGTCCGTCCGTCCGGTGCGCGGCTCAAGACAATGGGCGGCAGGGCATCCGGTCCCGGACCCCTAGATGATCTGTTTCAGTTCACTGTAGCCCTCTTCAAGAAGGCACAGGGGCGTCGTCTGTTTCCTATCGAATGCCACGACTTGATGTGCAAGGTGGGCGAGATTGTGGTCGTGGGTGGCGTACGTCGTTCCGCACTGATCTCCCTGTCGAACCTCAACGATGATCAGATGGCCCATGCCAAGTCCGGTGCATGGTGGGAGAACGAAGGGCAACGCGCCCTTGCCAACAACTCTGTGGCCTACAAGGGCAAGCCGGAGATGGGTACGTTTATGCGTGAGTGGGTATCTTTATACGAGTCTAAGTCCGGAGAACGTGGGCTGTTCAACCGTCAAGCTGCGGTGAAGCAAGCTGCGCGGAACGGTCGTCGTAAAGTTCACGACAGACCTCTGCTTGATGATACCGACAGTCACTACGCAGTTCACCCTCACCGCACTGATGAATCCTTCATCCAGTTCGGCACTAACCCCTGCTCTGAGATCATCCTGCGTCCCTATCAATTCTGCAACCTGTCAGAGGTTGTTGTACGCGAAAGCGACACACTGGAGAGCCTAAAGCGCAAGGTACGCCTCGCTACAATCTTGGGCACCCTACAGTCAACCCTAACCGATTTCAAATATCTGAGGAAAGTATGGCGGGACAACACAGAAGAAGAACGCCTCTTGGGCGTATCCTTGACTGGTATCATGGATCACTCAATTTTATCGAAGACCGTCGATTCCCCTCGTTGGCTAGAAGAGATGAAGCAAGTCGCCGTAGAGACGAATCGCAAGTATGCAAAGATGCTTGGAATCCCACAGTCCGCTGCCATCACTTGTGTCAAGCCATCGGGCACTGTGTCTCAACTCGTAGACGCCGCTAGTGGCATCCACGCACGACACAACGATTATTACATTCGTACAGTGCGCGGCGACAACAAAGACCCTCTGACGCAGTTCCTCAAGGAGCAGGGCGTCTACAGCGAAGCGTGTGTGATGAAGCCGGAATCGACAACTGTCTTCTCATTTGCCATGAAGTCGCCGGAGGGTGCCGTCACACGGACACAGATGACAGCGATAGATCAGCTTGAATTGTGGAAGACGTACGCCGTTCACTGGTGTGAACACAAGCCGTCTGTGACCATCACAGTCAAGGAAGACGAGTGGATGGACGTAGGTGCGTGGGTGTATGAGAACTTCGACGTGGCATCGGGCGTGTCCTTCCTGCCGCATTCGGATCATACGTATCAGCAAGCACCCTACCAAGACATCGAAGTCGATGATTACTTGGAGTGGCAGCATGAGCGGGGCAGTTTAACTATTGACTGGACTGCGCTATCAGAGTATGAGAAAGAAGACAACACATCCGGATCACGTGAACTGGCGTGTACTGCGGGTGTGTGTGAAGTCGTCGATCTCAATGCTGCCTAATGGAGCGGCTGTCAATACTACTAGACAAGATATTCGGGTGGTTCTTTGAAGTGAAGGAACCTCCCAAGTATCTGTCGGGAAAGAGGGAGAAGACAGATAAATAGACTTATCGAATTCGCCCAATCGATGTGGACAGAAGAAGTCTGTGACGACGTTATTCGCATGGCTTTAGAGGTGCCCGCAGAAAAGGCGACAACAGGCGAGAAAAAAACAAACTCAAGACGATGCAATGTTCGTTGGTTGTATCCGGAGCCGCGTTGGAAGCCTCTCTTTGATGAGGTGACTCTCCTGTTCCAGCAAGCAAACAGGGCTAACTACGGCTTTGACATAGCCTTCATTCCCGAAATACAATTTACTGAGTATGAGGGATCAAACGAAGGGATGTATGACTGGCACGGAGATATAAACTGGGTGGACTCAAGTCCGTACCATAGAAAACTTTCGATGAGTATACAGCTATCTGACAGTGCCGACTACGAGGGTGGTGATCTTGAATTTGCAAGAGGTTCGCAGGGACCGTCAGCAAGCTTGCTTCGTCATCGGGGTAGTAGTATTGTGTTTCCATCTTTTCTTGCTCACAGGGTAACTCCTGTAACCAAAGGAAAGAGATATTCACTGGTTGCGTGGATGGAAGGTCCACAATTCAGATGAAGAAGACAAAGAAAAAGCCACCCCTCGCATGGAAGCGGGGGGATGGCTGGGTTCAGTTCTATCCCCACCCCCATCATCCTTGTTACAAGGAGTGGGTTCAGAAGAAAGAAAAGGAAGACAATGATTCCAGTAAAGATAACAGATGATATGTTTTTGAAGGCTCGTGAGAAAAACAGTGAGATGGGCCTGCTGCGTAACTCTATCATCAAAGGTAACGGAAGTATCGCGGGCTTCTTGGGAGAACAGATTGTCTTAGAAGTTCTAGGGGGAGAGTGGGTGAACACCTACGAATACGATATCGTCCTAGAGAATGGCTTGAAGGTCGAAGTGAAGACCAAGCAGACTACTGTTACGCCCAAGCCGGATTATTCCTGTTCGATATCTAACTTTAACACGCATCAGCAGTGTGATATCTACGCTTTCACACGGGTCATGAAAGACTATTCTATGGGGTGGTATCTAGGATACTGCACTCCTGCAGAATACTTTGACAAAGCAAACTTCGTAAAGAAGGGCGACTTTGATCCGTCTAACAACTGGACGTCTCACGCTGATTGTTACAACCTTCCTATACAGGAGTTGAACAATGTTCAAGACAATGGTTCTGATATGCTCTCTGAGCGTACCTAACATGTGCATGAAGTTTGAAGACACTGAAAGTTTGCGGGCAACTGAGGAACAGTGTAAAATGCGGGCGGGGGAGATGCTGCAGAGTTTATCTAGTGTGCCTCTTCCCATACCGCCACCGTACAGTGCGGGCTATAGATGCGTAATAGGGGAAGAAACATGAAAGCGAATCTGTTCTCATTCAACGTGTACCTTCGACAGGATGGTCGTGTTGAACTACTAAAAGAAACAGTGCGCCCAGACGAACTACAAAAAGAAATGGACGCGGGAGTGCCCGACTATGACGGCGCACACTCCATCGCGTCCCTTCTTAGATACGTCAATTCAGTGACTGACGATATGATAGATAAGTCTAGGCAGTACGTGTCTTAGCCATAGACTCTTCGATCTTCTTAGCCCGTGCTACTTCATACGATGACAGAGAGCCGTCGTTGTCGAGATCGGCCTTATCTTTATTCTTGATTTCTGCAGAGTCGCCGTCTGTTTTGCGTACTTCTGCACCCTTTGCATACATCTTCATGATACTATCCCTATGGTGTTTGATTGAATACTATTTGTCCCACATCAACGGGCTGTAGAACTCCTAGATTGATGTAGTATTCTTCTAGGTAAGGGTTCGATGTGACATTGACTGCCGTCAGACCTCGTGGAACTTCATCCGCTACAAATTTACTAAGTTGCGTAGCAAAGTAGTACGCATCCTCGTCTGCAACCAGTGACTCGTCATCTAACAATTGTTTTACAATCTGTGCAGACTTCTTATCATTAAGAAGGAAGTCGAGAGACTTGCCCTTCGCAAGTGCTGCGTATCTGATTGCAACCTCTGCCATGACGTACTCTTTACTAACCATGCCCCGTGCAAGGTTGAATGCTTTAGACAGAGCATTGTCTAGTGTGAAGCCCTTCGTGATGCTTGTCAGTTTACCATCAGCATTACGAGCCAGCATGTCGGAATGTTGAATCCGTACTGACATACGGAACAACGAGTGCAAAGTCTCTATCTGTTCAGCGCTGATATTTGCAGCATCTG